TAGGAAGTGAACCACGTTCCAACGGGTACAGAACATGATTTCCATGCTGCAACCTGTACGATAAAATGGTGAGTCAGGGCTAACATTGCCCAAGAGCTATAAGCTCCCATGGGTTGACCCACTGCGTACCTTACGACTCCCGATTTTGGTACTTTATAATCTCTATCAATCAAGATAGTAGACCATAAGGGACCAAATCCAGGCCAGATATGAGATATTATCTGACTTTGGATGAAAATAGGAAGTCTATCAGTCGCGGCGGATAGATCCAAACTATACAATTCAGGCCACAATCTACTTGCTCCTAATGGAGCAGTTTGATTAAATGTACCATCCATTGGTATTTTTGATAGAATTCTATCAAAGATAAACGAATGGAAAGGGTACAAGGCCCATTGTGTAATTGGATCAACCATAGCAAAGACTCTCATCTTACCGGCGGCTTCTTGTTTAAGTCCCAATTTTCCTAAGGGTATAGGACCAACTCTAGATTCCATTCTCGTTAATTCTGAAAAAGTTTTAGCGATAGTGGGTCCGGGATCGACAGGAACTAAGAAACCTTCGTTTAATTGATTGAAATTGTTACCACCAAAATTAATGGGTGTACCAAATTTCATTTCATAATCGAAGTATCTTGCGTTCCATAAGTCATCCCAAATCAATCTGGATTCAAAAGTATAGTAGGATCTCAATTCTACTAAAGCTTTATGAACCGATTGATTTTCGGGTTTGGCCATCAACATTAGGGCTCTCAATACAGATGTATTGTGAGACGACCATAAGCTTGGACCCCCTCTTCTAGATGAAAAGGTTGTCGGGCTTTTGGTTAAAATTGGAGTCACTGAAAATTCTACTGATCTATCTTTTGGGAGTTTAACAAATCTTCTCAAAGCCTTAAAGAAGGCCGGGATGTATTTGCTCAAATCACTAAGATATTTTACATTTCCAGAGTATGGATCTGTGATAGTAGAAATTTTCACTGGCGATTCAAATAAGAAGACTCTATAGATAGCGAAGATTGATAATATATACCTACATAAAATAGGTTCATTAAACAATCTCGATCTCCATAGAACAGGTAGGATTCTAGGAACACCTCTTTTCGTTCTAGAAATTCTAGACGAGATGGCACCTGAATCCTGAACCACATGACCACCAAGAGCTTGTTGAACAGAAACGGAACAAGTTTTAAGAAAGAGTGTTAACCCTTTCAAACCTTGCTTTTGTTTAATTCTAATAAGTCTTTTGGCGATCGCTATTGACCCCCCAATGATGGAGCTATCTGTTCTTCCACCTACAGCCAGTAATATTTTATTAAATACTAATGGTAGTAGGTGCCCTTCATTTCTGAAGAGCATGCCAGTTAACTTAGTCATATCTGTAGGCAATCTGAATTTGATGTTTTTCATCATTTAGAGAGCTTTAGAACTTGATTGAGTTAACCTTCGGTTTCCCGTTAGGGGCCGCAGGCAGCCTGCTAGGCTAGGAGAACAGTTCAGGGATTATACATCCGCTGACAACTCCTTACAGGAAGTATTACCTTATTAAGTCCTACCCGGACTTAAC